CTCTACTGACGATGCTTTTGGAGGTGTCATCTCTTCTACATTAGATATTGAATGTAATATAACAAATTTTGTAGGCGCTTTACCTGATTTCACATCAACAGATAATCGTAAATATTGGGTTAATTTTTATGCCAAGGGATATCCCGGTAGCCTTAATTCAACTATTCTTTGGAATATGTGGGAAACCCCTTCTCCGTTTGCTGATTGCAATATGCAAATACTTGTAAATGGAGTGATTCAATTATTTCAGTTTAGTGCAAATACAGGTTCTTTAACTACTAAGGCCGGAGATATTGTTCAGATAGTTTTGGCGGTATTTATTTTACCTGCACCAACTGGAACAAATTGGATGCTTCAAATACAGAAAGATGGAGTAGATATTTACAATGTTTCAATAGATACTTCAACGGTTGTCATTGGAGCAAACCAAACATTTACTTTTGTTGCATCAGGTACTTCAGTTTATACAGTTTTATGCAAATCATACTCGGCTTCGCAACCTGGACCTTCTGTACCTGTAAATACTCAATATAATTTATTTCAAGGCTTTATTTTAACTGATCAAGTTCAGCTTCCTTTTAATACTGGCTATAAAGGGCTGAAATTTAGCTGTACGGACGGTTTTGCAATGTTGAAAAACATACCATATACTCCTATTAATAGGTCAACGGCAACCGAAACTCTATTAGCGGTTATTTTAAATTGTCTAAACCAATTACAATTACCTAATAATTATTATTTAAATATTTGCGTTTCAGTTTTTGCAGGAGGAATGAATGATCGCGGAGCCGGAACGCAATACGAACCATTTTCCCAAACTTATTACGCTTATAGAAATTGGTTAACCGGAACCGGGGCGACTATATTAGGTACCGTAGAAACAAGTCCTTATATGAGCTGTTACGATGTTTTAAACAAGATCGTAACTTCATTTGGATGTCTAATGCGTCAATCTGGAACAGAGTTTTATATATCCTCTGTGAGCGAAATGGCCGGCACAAATATTTATTATACAAAATACGACTATAGTGGGTCTGTGGTTTCAAGCGGAACAAAATCAATTAATAAAACTATTGTACCATATACTTCAAGTTCGCCTTATTATTTTATTAATGGGTCTCAATATAAATTATTAAGAAAGGGGTTTCCTGATTTTCAAATTAAATGCCCTGCTTCTTATTCACCCCAATGTATTGACAACGGTACAATGAGCACTTTAAGTGGCGGATTTCCTTATGGATGGAATTTTACTCCTTATGGAGGAGTAACAGCTTCTTCGTTAGGACCATATAACGCCATAAAATTAGCGCCTACATCCGGAACGCCACCATTTAATATTGTTTCAATTAGTCCTTCGGTAGTTTCCCCTATTTATAATTATGACAAATTAAATTTATCATTTTGGATTGACGGACAGGCAACACCATCAAGCACGGTTCCTAAATGTTATGCTAACATAATTCTTAACCCTTTGGGTGGAGGGTATTCTTGGTATGTAGACAAAAATGGAAACTGGATTCAGACTTCAGCCATTATAAATGCAGTACCGTATCCTGTTATCGGCACTACTAATAACGCTTACCAATCTTTTAGCATTTCAACCAATCCAGCACCCGTTTCGGGGACAATAACAATTACATTTAGTTGTGATAACGCAAATACATTAACCTGTGTAATAGGGAATGTAGTATTAACTTATACGTCTCAATATCAATATCATTTAATAAAAAATTCTGTTACAAATCTTTCTTACCAAAAAATTGTTGAATTACCATTAGGAGCACCTTCAGATGTAGGGTGCATGACTCAAGTTGGTTCTTTAGTTGACAACACAAATACACCTTTATCAGGATGGTATAGATATGGAATTAGCGAAACTTATGACTGTCTTTTAAGATTAATTTACCAACAGATGTATAATGTGATGTCTGTTTCATCATTAAATTTTGATGCTGATTTAATGAGCCTTTTTAACGATCCGGACTCAATTGTTCCATTTAGTTCCTTTCAAGTGACAGATACTATAGGACAATTATCAGCCTCTGGAAATTATTATTTGTTAGGAAATTCAAAAATAGACTATACCAAAGACAAAATTCAGGTTTCATTACTTCAAACGACTAATACAGACATAAGCGTTACGCCAACAGAAATTAATGTACCTCAAAATAATTACTAATGTCAGTTCCTATACACGGTATAAATGTTCTTATGTATGTCAACGACCCAATAGAGGGTAACATATTATTTGCCTGTGCACGGAATTGTACATTTAACGCTACATTGTCTCTTACATCGGTAACAAATTATGCAAGCAATCAATTTGAAGAGTTTAGACCAAATTTGAACGGATGGACTATGACAGTTGATGGTTTGGTAATTATAAATAACTATTCCTATGCCAAAATATTAAGAGATCAACAAGCGCGAATACCTATATATATTCAGTTTTCTGTAAACCAGGAAGATGGTACATTTGTAGTATATTCGGGATACGGATACACGACCTCTTGCTCTATTTCAAGCCCTTATGATGGCGCAGCCACGTATCAAGCCAATATTCAAGGAACCGGCGCATACGGTGTTTCAAATAGCACCCCTCCGCCACCAACTACAAATCCAGTGTACGAACTTCAATTTGCGGCCGCTTCGGGCGGCGAAACTTATTTGACAAACGCATCACTTGTCGGTGCAGTAGTGGTAGGACAATTTAGGGGCGGCTCTCAAGTGCCGTTAATTACTTTTGGTTCACCTGCAGGAAACCAAATTAAATTTACAACAGCTCTCGGAAGATTAGATTTCGATCCCGCAAATCCACTTGTTGCCGGAGAGTTAATTACGGTTCAATACAGATAATTTGCCAATTACGTTAAGAAACGTAATTTTACACAGCCACACATAAGCCACATATAAGACTATTACTAACAGTCTATTGGCTTTTAATGAAAAAAATATTATTTATTTCGGCGTTATTTATTACGCTTTGTTTCTTTCAATCTTCGGCGCAAACACCTTCAGGATCTAAATTTAGATATTTAGGGTCTTGGTTTATTTCGGCTGATACATCTACCGCGACAAGTGCCGATAGTAACTCTATTAGATATAGAAAACAAGACAGTACTTTTTATTTTAAAGGACTTGGTTATTGGTACAGTTTTGTAAAAACGAGTTCTTTGGGAAGTTATAAGTTGGTATCCGACAGTTTTTTTAATACCGGATATGCTACCCGCGCAAGGTTAAAGCAGTTGACAGATAGCATGAGTGCAACTATCAATTACACGAACTGGAACATAGCCTATAACCGATCAGGAGTTTCACTAACATTTACTTCCAGCACGTTCACCTTTACAAAGCAGGATGGAAGTACATTAACGGCTTCTGTACCAACGTTTAATCAGAATACTACCGGAAGCGCGGGAAGTGTGTCAAATAGCCATTCTGTAGGATGGGGGTTATCAGGAAGTTCATTTAACGGGTCTGCGGCTATTACATGGTTGGCTGATAGTACTGCGGTTAGTACAAAGCTGAATGTACTTAATCAGCTCAATAAGTTTACGGGTAGCAGCAATATAGTATCGTTGGGTACTATTATTTCGGGAATTTGGAATGGAACCGCTATTGCTGACACATATATTTCTTCATCAACTAACTGGAATACCGCGTATACAAACCGAATAACATCTGCATCTGTACCACTTGCAATAGCTGGAAATGCTATATCATTTTCTTATGTTGGTACTAACTTAAAACTGACCGGTTCCCAACTTAATACCATACAGGATATTTCTACAAATTCCAGTCCAGCTTTTCAAAATATTACGTCAACAAAGGGCGCATCTATTTACGGCATTACAATATCTGTAGGCGGTTCAAATTCAGAAACAAGTTCTTTAGCAGTTGGAAATGGTGCCTTAGCATCTTTGCCATCAGGTGGAGGATCATATAGTACTACCGCTATAGGAACTAATGCATTAAATGCACAAACAACTGGCTTTTATAATACTGCTGTTGGTGATTTAGCTGCTCCTTCTTTAACTACAGCATCTCGTAATACATTTATAGGATATGGAACGGCTTCTAATATTCAAACCGCAGCAAATGACAACACTTTTGTAGGGAATGTTGCAGGAGGTCAAATAACTGGCTCAAGTAATGTGGCAATCGGTTCTAATTCTGGAAATATAGGTTTTGGTTTACTTTATAAAACAACATTAATAGGGGATTCAACAAGTTCAAGCGGGAACTATTCAAATAGTACAGCATTAGGATATGGTGCGACAGTTACAGCAAGTAATCAAATGGTTTTTGGTAATAGTTCAGTAACAGCAAATGTATTTAATGGTTCTGTTTATTTTACTTCAGGCGGTGCCGTTCCTTCGACAAACTTTAATATCACAGCAAGTTCTTCTAACTATTTGTACATACAAGGTGGTGGTACATCAGGCAGTGTAACAGGTGGAGTTGCAATTACGGATAACGGAGCGAGAAACAACCAGTTTTTTATACGTTCTCTTACTAATAGTATGGATTGGTACACAAATGCAACGTTAGCATTAACAATAAATGCTTCACAGCAGGCTACTTTTGCGTCCAATCTAACAGTCGCAGGTGCTATCTATGGTCAGAGTGCAAACCAATACTTTGGTACAAACGGTCAAGATAATACAATTAATATATATGGTTATAGTGGCGCCACTTCTTTAATATCATCAAATGCCGGTGTGAGTTCAAGCTATAATGGGATGAGAATTGTATCTAATATCACTAATGCAAACTCATTACCTGCGTGG